CTCCCATCGGTTGACCAACATTATATTTAATGTAGTCACCTTCGGGTGTTCTATATGGAATTGAAGTTAAAATTGTCTCCCATGCTTGAGCTTTTGCTGCACTTCCGGTCAGATGCTCTACAAGAGATTTTTGTAATCTTATTGGAAAGCGATCGGTTGCTGCACTTAAATCCAATGAATAATAACTATGTTTTTCTAGTTTATCTGTTATTACTGGGTCTTGAGTAAAGGTTCTATCTTGTTTCATTGATCTTAACAAACTAAAACAATAGTTATGAAAAGGTCTCAATGATTCTTGAGAAAACCAATCTAAGATTGCTATAACTCTTTCTTTCAATTCTGGATCATGAACAATAGATAATTTTCTTATATCTGTAGTACTTTTAAAGGCTTTAAAAGTTTTAACTTTTTCAGCATTAGGATCTTTTGATCTAACTTTAATTGTATCTCTCAGATTAAAGAATTTCTCCATTATTCTGATATCAAAATTTGATCGAATAGATGTTATAAAATCATAGAGCTCTTGACCTCCAAACTCCTTAATACTAAGTATTAAGTGTTCGGGTAAGTAAAACACAGATTTCCAAGAAGTCCATGTAGCTAATCCATGTGGACCTGCTTTGGTACTTAGGTTCGAATCCATCTTATTCCATGATCCTTCATATATATCAAGATTATTATCTTGTATAAATATGGGTATAAAATCTTCAATCGCTTTAAGCGTTGATTCATTTATTACCTGAGGATCTGTAATAGATGCATAAGAGACTGTTCCTTCAGCTTTTAAGGCTTTTGAAAGACCGAGAAGGGTTAAAACAAATCTAATAGATGAAGTTTGACCACTATCGATTAAAACTTTCATTTGTTTTAATTGTTTAGGGAAACCGGATCTTGTTAGACCTATAACCATTGGCACTTTATCAAGTGGTTGACCACACATATATTTCGTTACACATAATCTGTATAATTTTATACGTTTTATGGTATTGATAATACCTGTGTTGGTAATCAGACTGATAATGTGATCTACATACTTTTTAGTATGCATATCGACTTCTGGAACATTAGGAAACCAATAAACATTCAACCATGTCATTAATTTGATAAAAAGGTTTAATGTGTTATTTTTCATAATTTAAGTTATGTGGTTTATGTTTGGAATTGGCTTTTTACATTTCTCTTTCGAGGTAATTTCTTAAAAGCAGGATTACATCAAGG